TGATCTCAGTTGCTCAGTAACCACAACTTACTATCTCGTGAGGCTTGATGAACCCTACTCATAACATCTGCTCAGGTTCCTTACAACTTGCTGCACATTCTACACAACCCTGCGTTCCTGTCAACCGCTTGTTTCCGCCTTGTGAGTGAGTGCCTTACGGTCTTATCTCACTACCCTAGATCCTCTATCGTGTCTCAGCGTAGCGTCTCGGTTAGTAGACAGAGCTGAAAGATTGTCGAGGCTAGTAGACTAGCTGACTGAAGCGCTGGGTTGTTAAAGAGCGTTGTTCGTGTTGCTTGGTTCACATCATACAGCTTGTGTAACCCTTGTCAACCATCTTGTTGCTGTGTTGCTACTCGTTGTCTCTACCGTGTTGCGTTGTTGCTTGGTATGCCGATCATTCTATACGTATGTGTTCTGCTGTCAACATGTTTGTCTATAGATATTGTCTGTGTTCTCTATTGACTGTGTCGAGTGGTCTATTGTACTCGTGTGCATGCGGTCATTAACCTGTGTGCTTATGGTCTGGATGTCTCATGGTCCGGCTGTCCTGTCCTCATGGTCCTGATTGTCTGGTCCTATCATCCTTGTCCGGTCTTCTGGTCTGGATGGTTGGTACGTTCTTTCATGCTGGTGATGTGTTGCTCTGCTTCTGCGTTAGACAGATGCACTGAAACCTGTCCGGCTGTTCTCTTACCTAGAGGGCGGCAATTAATCAGACACCGACAATAAGACAGGTAGCGCCCGTGCTTGCTCGCTTCCAGCCCATCGACATGACTGCTTAGGTGCTGTTTAGAGCCTCTATCACGCCTGAGACGTTTCCCGGGCCATTCCATATGCTGATCAGGCTATGCGCCTAGCGCCTCACAGAGAGCCTCACAGGAGCTTTGAGCCTGTATTGACAACCATATCCATTGTATGCTACTCGCGCTGACCTCCGGTGCCGACAAACGGTAGCATTCAGGTGTTGACACGGCCTATAATCTCGTGATGTACTAGGCACATCGAACAGGTCAGGAGGAAGGCACATGGACACAGACGTAGCATCTAGGACGGGCCGCTGCCGAGGTGCAGGCCGAGCCCCTATGGGGACAGGCGTGCAGTTTTCGTCCTAGGTGACCTCTCGCATAAGGATATCAGATTTGGGTTTCAGTGTCTTGGTTAGAAGATGCCGAACCACAAGTTCACGTCAGCGTATATGACGGCTGCCACGAAGGCACCGGAGCTGAAGAAGCACAGGTAACTCATTTGGCAGCCTCCACATAGGGTTGCCCATTCAAGGCGTTGCACAAGTCCACGGAGTCAGCGTAGTCAAGGAGGCCTTGTGTAAGACCTTCCATAGTAGCTACGGAGACACGCGGATGATAGCATGGTACGTAAGGGTTAGGGAGTACAGGAGAGCCGCTCACACAGCCGCTGAGCAACGTCAGCAGGCACAGAAGCGTCGCGGGAAGAAGGGTGCGAATCCCAAGCGGCCTTGACACTGTCGCGGGTCTGGTTAGAGACTCGCTGCACTTGGAGGACACGGGCTGCTGTACGGGCCTGTGCGTCCCTGAGAGCCGCCACAGCGGTCTTTTGTTCATCGAGCTGAGTCCTTGTGTCAGATAACGTTTCTCGTGTCGCCAGTAGGCCCAGAGAGAGCCCAACAATAGCAGCCACGAGGGCTAGGGCAGCCGCAACTTTGAGTAGGAGAGCCTGCATCAGTATTCACCACGCCAGAGTTTGGCTTCAGCGACACGGCGAAGAGCCACGCCATAGCAATTATTGGAGCGGACACGACAATCAAGACCGCCAGCAAAGGACCAACGTCGGAACTGTAGCCCAGCATCATGGTAGGAGCCTTGGTTAATGAGCTTGAACATCGTGGATGTCGAGCAGTTCGCGTTGCCTACGTTAAAGCAGAAGCTCACGAGGGCATCGAATTCATATTGATAGAGCGGAACCTTGATCGCCTTACGCACTGCATAAGAGGCTGAGCCAACGTCAGTCCGAAGGAGCTGTGCGCATTGTTCAGGCGTGTACAAAGTCCCGACCTTCATCGAGCGGTCCATGTGTCCGGTGCAGACTGTCGGGAGTCCTATAGAGTCCAAATAAACTCGCTGTACCGTGCCTTCCTCTTTCGAGATAAAGCCTAGGCCAGATGCGCTTATCGCCAGTGTTGCAACAGCTACACGGGCCAACTGCTTAAGGTTGGCCATGCAGTACCTCTTAGGACAGAACGCCGCCAGTAAGGACGCCGGCTACGACGGTTGGAGTGAAGGTGGTGCCGGAGCCAGTGATGGTTACGCCGGTGACGGCAACACCGTGGCTCAGGATTGTCTGCGTCGAGACGAGCCCGGACACAGCGTTCGGCGTCTTGCTTGCAGCGTCATGCAGGAATGCGGAGAGCAGAGCACCGTCGCCAACTGCGCCGCTGGCCTTGGTGGCTTCAACGATGCTGATGGCGTTAGCCACTTCACGGCGAAGGCGCTCAGCGCTGGCGAAGCGACCGGCTTGTTTCAGAGTCTTAGCTTGCATATCATACTACCTTACGAAGTTCAAGTGCGCGTACACGCAGGGTCATGGAAGGGGCACCGGCCACGCTCAGGTATGCCGAGATTCGCATACGGAGGTCCGTTGCATCAGCGGGCATGACAAGAGGCGGGGAGCGGAACTGCCCGGACTGCGCAATGGCAGGGTAAAGCGCGCCGTCTTGGTAACGGTCTTGGTCCCAAATGCTGAGCGGGTTAGCGCCGCCAAGGGTCTGCCAGCCTGCTTGCAGGGACAGGATGTTCGTGGCTCCAGCATCGACTTCGTACTCACCGACAACCTCATAAGTATCGCCGGGAACGACCAGTGTGTGCAAGGAGATTTGACGCATCAGGTCAATGGAAGCAGCGGACGTAGCCGCAACACCGCCGATAACAATCTGCTGCCAGAGCTTACCGCCGACAGTCACTTTCGAGTAAGTCCGAGTGACGCCAGTGGTGCCGGTTGCGTTGGCGCCGGAGTACCCGTCAGCCATCTGGCCCGAGCCGCCTGTACCGACAGAGCCGGCAGTGCCAGCCAGAGCCCAGTTGGACGTGATGATGGTTGCAGATGCAGCCACACCGATGTCGTCGGTCGGATCAGCCATAGCGATGATCTTGGTCGCCAGCGGCACAGCCCAGTAGTACGCCCCTAGGACGTTCGGGTGCAGGCCGTCGGTGGTGTAAGCCACGTTCAGATCGCCCACAGCCATGTCCACGGCCAGCAAAGGCCAGGTGTCTACCACGCCCACACCGGTCTGAGTAAACTCAGCCAGCAGGCGCTGACGGACTTCCTTGTGATACACCAGTTGTGGCGCACTCAGGATCTTGTCAGCGTAGGTAGCATTACCGCGTGGCGGCGGGACCATGAAGATCACGGAAATCTCTGCGGCTAGGCAGAAGTCCCGGATACGGATCAGGGAGTCCATCGTCTGCGTGGCTGTGAGGGCCGCTGCACCACGATCGTTTGTACCGACGTGTACGACACAAAGGTCAGTACCGGCAGCCGCCATCGCAGCGAGGCGAGCTTCAGACATCACGGACGTGTCGCCGCCCACGCCGAAGTTCCGGGCGTGTTCGAATTTCAAGCGTTGTCCACAAGCTCGCAGGGCGTGGGACAGGAAGCCGTTGCCTTCTGTACCACTGGTTGCGCTGGAGTTACTGGCGGCGATGGAGTCACCGAGGACGGCGACCTTCAGGCCAGTCGGTCGGCCCATCCACACAGCCACGATGGCAGCCACAGCGTCGCGCAGGGCGTCTACTGCCAGCAGGAAGGCTGGGACACCGCTCAGGTTGCCGCGTCGTGCAGCGACGGTCTGGAAGTGCGAGGCAGCTCGCGCCGCCTCCGTTCGCAGACGTTCTGCGTTGAAGAACTGCCCGAATGCCGGGAGGTCACTGGGTTTCATGGGATCGCCTTAGATTAGGTCGAGGGAGAGTTGTGGCTCAGGTGCGGACACCAGCGCACGGGACTTGACGGATTCAATCCGCTTCAGCTCCTTGGCACAGGCACCCAAGAAGTCCTTGAACGCCTTGACATGGATGGCAGGGTCAGAACCACGCTCAGCAGCAATGCTGATCTGGCTCAGCACCTGTGCAACGTCCTTGCGGATGTTGTGCGAACGAGCGTGCGGGCCAAGCGATGGGAGGTCAGTGATGCGCATTATTTACGTCTCTTGATAGTCGAGGGAAAGCGGGACTGCTGCGCGCCGTAAGCATGGCAGCGAGCGTAGTGCATTGGGTCTTGGAACATCTTCAGCAGCTCAGCCTCACGGGCCGCAGCAGCCACAAGTTCGCTGTCCTGTCCGAGAGTCTTAACCCAATAGGCAATCGCCATCGACAGTGCGTCGAGTCGGTCATCCTTGGCCAGAGCCCCACGGTCGCGGGTCAGCTTGGTGAACTGGTGAACAAGCGTGTAGAGCTGGCGCTTGTCTGCCGGGTAGTGCGAGGTACTGGCCCAGTCTTCCGCGATCACATCCTCGTCAAACACGAGTGACCCACGGGCCGCTACGGGCTCGATGGTGTCTGCAATGCGTTGTTCCTTCTGCCCTGTGTTGAACACGTCCTGTACGCTGCACAGCACGCTTGCAGCCCGCAACAGCGGGAGCAGCACCTGTGTGAACGCACCGTGACCCATGTTCTTCTCGATGATGATCGTGTCTGGACGGAATCGTTTGCAGATGTCCACGATCTGAGTCAGGGTATCCGTGTCGTAGCCACCGCGAACGGCGCCAGCGTAACGGATGAAGATGTTGCCGCCGAGCTGGTCAGCTACTGCTATACCAGTCTCGTCACCGTTCTTGCCGCCACCAGCAGGGTCAATCGCCAGTACGCGCCCGGTCGGTTTAGCCGTCTCCGGCGACACGAACGAGGTGCTGGACATCTGGAACTTGATGGAGCCGACTTGGTACTGTCGGAGCCCCTGTGCGTCCGTCGTTCTGACGAAGTGCATCGGGAGCTGCTCGCCTAGGCGCATCACAACAACGTGTGCTGCCTTCAGCGGATAACGAGCCATGTCGCTAAGGAGCGTACACAGCATGTGCTGGAGCTGGAAGTACGCCGGACCTTGCTTGTTCTCCTTGATGCAGAGAGCTTGGTCGTCGAGCAGGTCAGGGTCAGTGGCTTGGCCGGACTTGCCGGTGGGGCCGTAGCCTGTCCGCAGGGACGGGTCTGCTTCCATTCGACGGCGGATCATCGGCGCTAGGTTTTCACCGTAGGCACCATCCTCGTCTATACCCGGATAACGACCGGGCCAAATCCTTACGCAGTACCCGGAGCCGGGGAGCGTGTTGTATACGGAGCTATCAGTCTGCGGAGTTCCGAGGAACACAGTCTTAGGCGGCTGCCCCTCACGACCTACGCAGATCGACGGGAAGTCGCGCAGCAGGTTGAGCAGCAGTTCACGCATCAGCGCAGTACGGGAGTTCTTCGCGGACTCAATGTCATCCGCAATCAGGAGGTCAGCACGCTTGCCTTGCAAGTTGCCGGTTATCCCTATGCAGGCCACAGAGGGCGATTTGTCAATCCCTTTCAAATCCCGGTGTACGTCGAAAGCCTCTACGGAGGTTCGATCATCTGGACCGGGGCGTAAGCATTCCAGAATATCCCACGAGAGAATCATTCGGGTCACGAGTGTTGAAATCTCGTTCGCCTGTTTCCCACCAGCGGAGATAATAAGGATACGGTTTTGCGGGTTCTTAATCAAGAACCAAACAGCGAAAATGGCGGTGATAGTAGACTTCGCTTGTGACCGCTGCGCCTGCACCATCAGGTCGTTAGGGCCGAACTCAAGGAAGCATCCAATGTCTTGTTGGACGGGAGTTGTACTAAAGCCGAGGAACCGCATACCCGCTACTAGGAACGGTAGGAAGTGTTCGTACTGCTCTTGCAACAACTCCAACTGCGCATGGCGCGCAGTACGGAGAAGTTCTTGTGCCACTAGTGCTGTACACCCATGCTAAGTTGGAAGTCAGCCATTACGGCGTCCAGTTCCTGCTTGGATACGCCAGAGCCTTTAAGCTCGCGCTCAAGCTTGGCGCCCAGTGCAGCAACTTCTTTATCGCCACCGGGCTCGGCAGTGATGTTGTTGTCCTTCAGGAAGGCACGCAGCACAGCGGCATCAGCCGAGGTGAAGGGCATCCAGTTGTCGTCGTCCATACCAAGGTCCGAGGACGCCAGACGGCGCTCCCAGTAGATGGTGAACTGATCGTGCAGGGAGCCTAAACGCTCGCTAGATGCTGCCATTACTTGCTCCTTAGTTTGTCGTACAGGTAGAACCCTGCCTGAATTACAATCCAGACAAGGGTTGCCCATTTAAGGGCGGTGTCTACCGGGAAGTTCATAAACCAATCCATGCCGACCACCGTAACTGGCGGGGCGTTTCTCATTGCCACGTCAACAGTGGTCGAGTCCAAGTTATTCCCCTCTTAAAATGCGTTGTGCCAAGTCCAATGCGAACTGCGGCAAGTCGTCGTAAAGTGTTTCGTCGTCCTCTAGAGGTTGTCCCTCTGAGTACACCCTGCATGCGCCGTTAGGCTTAACTGCGTACATGATTACCTCTCGAACACGTAAGCTTGGCAGTACAAGGAAGTGCTGGCACCACCGGCAGTGTTCCAGAACAAGAACTCACGGGTTTCTGTAGTTGGGTCTAGCGGGTGGTCCCAGTTAGAGTACGTATTGATTCGCACGTTCTGAATCCATGTACCCACGCCTAGCGCGTTGAGCTGCCCCGGAGTACCGAAGACTGTCGCGACTGTGCCTACCGACGCTTGGAAGGCGGCATGGCTTCCGGACACAGGAACCACGTTGCGAGCGTGGTACGTCTGGACGGTGGTGGTGTTGTTGGCACTCGTAATCAGGAACGGGGCAACGCCGGGGTTTGCAGCGGTGTATTGGATGCGCCCGGACAGCGCGTAGTGCCTCTGTGGGATAACGTTCCCACCTGTACCTACACGAGTAGAGCCAACATATCGCTGTGATGTATCCCCAGTGCGTGTCCGCGCCGTACCATACCCCGACAGCACGGGCTCGTCGGTGGAATACGTTAACGTACCCACGCCGCCAGTCTCGGTCAGGTATACGTGAATGAAGGTGTTAGCAGTTCCCGACGGCGCGTGTGCGATACCCGTGGGCAGAGTCACTACCTTGCCTAGACCCGGTACATACGCTCGACCAGAGCTAACGTTGATGGTGTTGCTGTTGTCCACATTCACCGTAAGCCCTGTGATGTAGTCCGTGCCCACGTTCATAACGCCGAGGGTTGTGCGGGCAGTCGCCGCGTCTACATCGTCCAGCAAGGTACGGGCAAACGCAGTGAGGTCAGTCTGCGCAAAGGCGTCCACACCAGTGGCGTAGATCAGCTTGTTTGCAGCAGTGACCAGAGCGGCCAGAGCGGTCAGGGTTGCGTCACCCGGCTGCGCTGCGTTGGCCGTGATTACAGCCGCTGCGGAGTCATCCAACGCTTGCTGTGCCTTGGCGTCAACGCCATCTGCTGTAGCCTGTGCGTCGTTGGCCGTGATTACAGCCGCTGCGGAGGCGTCCAGAGCGGACTGCGCCTTGGCGTCAATTGCGTTAGCCACGGACTGTGCGTCGTCGGCAACCGACAGTGCGGTTACAGAGTTGTCCAAGGCTAGCTGCGCCTTGGCGTCAATGGCGTTGGCCACGGACAGTGCATTGTTGGCGGTGCTCACAGCGATTACAGCGGAAGCTGCTGCATCATCTGCGTCTTGTGCAGCTTCAGCAGCGAGTACCTCTACAGCAGAGGCGTGAGCTTCTGCGAGCGCAGCGTTTGTAAGCGCTGTGTCCGACTTGGCATCAGCAGCGTTGGCTGTGACGACAGCGGCAGCGGCGGCAGCGCTTGCGGAGTCCGCAGTAGCTACAGCAGCATTGGCCAGATCGACAGCGTTCAGGGACGCAATGTTTGCGGTTACGGCAATCTCAGCAGCGAAGGCCGAGCTGGCAAGAGCGAGCTGTGCATTGTCCGAGGATTCCATTACAGCGTACAGCACTTGACGGGCTTGGTTGTCGAGGTCGGATTCCGATACGACTTGCAGGCTCACGAAGTCCACGAGTGGGAATTCAATGTCAGTGGCGCGGTACACACGAAGAACCTGACCGACCGGAACAACGGTCACGTCAGTGTTGAAAGTGGTGTTGTTGACCTTAACCAGATCGACAGGAACCTGCACTTCGACAGAGACGTCGGTTGCTGGTGTCACGATCACGGCCTTTACGTCGTCCGTCTCCAGATAAGGAGCCGGGTTTCCCGGAAGATCCGGGCGAAGTCCAGCAAAGTTGATTTCAACTTGCATGACTGCCCCAGTGCCGGGGAATTCGTTGGTAGCTAGGAAGTCAGCCATGTGGGTTCCTGTGTGTGATTTCTTACCTAGAGGGCGGCAATTAATACCGCCCGCAGGCGTTAGTGTTGCAGGCTATGCAGCCCGTTGGTCAGCGGAGTGAGGAAGACGGTGTTACCGCCCGGCAGGCTTTTAACCAGAGCAGACATGTCTTGGTTAGTGACACCGCGAACAAGGCCGTCAGCGTAGCCGATGGCAGGGATGTTGCCAGAGAAGCTGGACTGTCCGCTGCGAACTCCGGACATTTCGAAGCCGCCAAGAGCAGCGCCAGCGTCAACGATGTCCCCAGCCAGTCCGCCCAGTGAGGCGTAGTTGAGGGTTGCGCGGGCCAGCATATCTGGCGCAAGGTTGGTTTTAAGGTACTCGTCACGGCGAGAGGACTCCATCGTGGAAGCATTGAGCTGCACACGAGCAAGGTGAATAGGGATGGCGAAGGACATTTGGCCCAGCAGCAGGCCCATAGCCTTGGCAGTACCCTGATCCGCTCGTACACGGGAGAGCTGCTTGTCCATAGACACGATGCTGAAGCTGCGGAACTGCGTGAGGATCTTAAGGAACGAGTCATGCACGTATGCACCGCGCTCACCAATGAAGGTGCCTTGGATGATCTGCTTAGCACCCCGCTCGGTCATCTGCTGGAGAGCCAGCATCGCTTGCGGGTTGGTGCTTTGGCGGATGTCCATTGCCACCAGATTACCGTCCTTGTCGAACTTGGCGAAGTTCTTGAGGTCTTTCTTCAGGTCTTTGGCAAGCTGCTCGCTGAAGCCCATGCTGCGCAGAGCTGCATCGTTCTCACCAGTACGCACGAAGCGCAGGGTCTTGTGCAGGATCTGTTCAGTAGCGCCGCGCACTTGGGCAGCGTGCAGGTAGCGGAAGCCGGTAGCCAAGGATTGGGCGTTGGAGCCAGCCCGCAGCACGCGGCTCAGCATGTCCGGGGCGTCTCGGCCAGCCAGCTCGATGTTGTCCATGTCCTGCCAAGGCATGATCGCCTGATGCTCGTCACCCAGTCGCCCGCCCGGAACCTCTAGGGAGTCCAGAATCTCGTTCTTGTGCCCTTTGCGGACTTCAGAGATAAGGCGCGGCATGTCCTTGGTGAACCGCAGCGCTGCCTGTACGCCGAGAGTGGTTGCCAAGTTGGCTGTCTCAGCGAGCTGCGGCATAACCGCTTGGCCCAGCTTGGACACAGTGGTCAGGATGCGGATGTTGTCCAGATGGCGGTTCGCATTGCCAAAGGCTTGCCCTGTAAACTCTGCGATTACCTGATCCAGTGCCCGAATCTCTTGTGCGGTTGCTTCCTTGCCAGCGGTGCTGCGGAGGCTGACGAGGTCACGCAGTTGTGCAAAGCCCTTGCGGCCTTGGATACCACGGCGGGTCAGAGTGACCTCGCCATTAACGCGCCGCGCTTGTGCCCGGAACAATGCTACCTGATCGTTCACGAAGGCGTCAGAGAGGTTGAACTCCACGTCGTCAGTGCCCTTCAGGGTCTGGTTCTGGTCAAGGTCCAAGCGGCTCTTGGTGTGCTTTGCGCCACCACGGCTGATGCGGTCAATGTACTTCTCAATGTCCTCGGGTGACAGGTTGGTGCCTTGAGCCAACGCATCCCGCAGAGCTGGGGCGGCGTGTGGATCGTGGATGTTCGTAGGCACCATCCCGCCGCCGTGCGCTTCCCGGATTGCCCGGTCGATGTAGCGGCTGGCCGTCTCTTTGGCGAACTTGTGCCCACCTGTGAAGTCCTTCCAGCTATCAGCCATCTGGCGCTCCAGCTCAGCACGGATCGGCTCCCGGCGTGTTGGGTTCGCCAGCAACCAACGAGCGTCGATTGCTCGGGTGAAGTACCCGATTGAGCTGTCAGGCAGGTTCTCGCTGCCCAGTACTTTGGTGTCCTTCTGGTCACGGCGCAGGCGGTCGTAGGCAGAGTCCATGATGTCGGCTGCCTGCCGGATGTGCGGATGCTCGACCATCGGGATACCCATCGCGCGGGCTCGCCTAGCGTCGCTCACGGCCCGATTGAACTCAGACCAGTGCGTTGCCTTGGTGAACACGTCCTTGATGGTGCTGCCGCCGTTCTGGTTCCTCCAAGCTGTGTATACGTCGTTGAAGTGTGCGATTGGGGCGTTGTACTCACGCTCCCGGATGGCATGCTCCACAGCGGCGGTAGATCGTGGCCCACCGGCCTGTGTTGGCTGCTCCAACAGGTGCCCAGCCACCCAGCGCATACCCGGATGCTGAGAACGCGCCAAGGTCATGGCGGTGGCTTGCAGGGCGTTGGGCAGGAGGCGGGACAGGGTCTTCAGACGGGTTTCGTCGAAGGTCGGCGCCTGCTGTTCCATACGCAGCAGCATTTCGGTGTCGTACAGACGCTGAGCGTTGTCAGGGACCGTATCAGCCGTCACGCCGTAGCGGGCACCCACTTCCATGCGGTCAGCCAGCGGGGAGAACTGAGACTCCAGTGCGGAGGTCAGGGAGCCATCCATACTGGTCGGCGTTGCACCGTCAGCACCGGAAGGGACTTGGCCCGGAAGCTCCGTGATGTCGGGCATCAGGCGCTCATTGTCTGGCATCGGGCGGTACGCGGCTTCGCGGAGAGCTTGAGCGCGTTCGTACTGGATGTTGGTGGCCACCTGCTTTATCTGGTCAGGCGTGGCGTTGGGACCAGCACGGCCCTGAGCCTCGGCCCACAGCCCGTGCATGAACTCCGTGGTGTTGGCTTGGATGGATTCCGCCATAGCGTCAGAGGTGGTTGCCGCCTCGTCAGCTTCAGCGTGTACGTCTGCCCGGTTCTCGTTGGCCGGGGCCACCTGCCGGGTGCGGTTCGCAATTGCTGCGCCGCCAGCGCCGAACACTGCGCCGAATGCTGCACCGTACACGTAGTCAGCGGCGGTGACGTGCTCACCTGATGCTTGCAGTGTGGCTTCTACCAGCGTGTTGCCGGCGATGCCTTCGGTGATCCCACGGGTCATTGTGTACGTCTTGGCGCCTACGTTAGCGAGCTGAGCCACTTTCCCAACGCCCAGCCCAGCAACCCAGCCGACGGGGTCCAGAATACCAGCACCCAAGCTAAAGAAGGTCGCTGCACCAGCTCCGTGAGCGCCGATGGTTTTGAAGTTCTCGGCTTGCTCATTGAGGCGACCAAGCTTCCACAAACGCTCTTCAGCGCTGCTGCTATCAGCGATCCACTCTTGGTCAGCAGCGGGGCGGTTCTGGCCCCACGTTTCACGGTCGGAAAGCCCGTCGAATAACGGGTCATCTTTAAAAGTTCGTGTACCATCCCAGTGCTCCATGATGCTGTCAACGACAGCGGCTGTGCCTGTCATTTCGCGGTACGCCGCAGCAGCCATGTCCACTGGCCCAACGCTGTGTTTGTACGCAAGCTGCTTGGCGTTCTCATCATTCTGCTTGATGGCGTCCAGCAGGGTTGTGTCCGCTTCGGACTTGTCACCTGTGATCGTCGGCAGATCCCGCTTTGCACGGGGCTTAGCCAGATACTGATTGCCAGCGGCTTGGATCGCCTCACTGGTCTGGTCCTCTGTCGCGCCGTTCGCCTTGGCGACGATTGCAGCGCGGGACTCTTGTGTGTACTGCGAGAACTTCTCGACCTTGGAGAGCTTCTCCTTGATGCCCCGGCGACCGGCGTTTACGTCCGGCACCACGTTGGAGAAGTCACCGTAGTCCTGTTCTGCTACTTGGTCACGAGTGCTGTCCGTTCCTGCGGAGGGTGCAGGTCCGACGGTAGTGGTGTTGCCTTGGCTCATGTAGTCTTTAATGTCGGACATGCTTTCCTCTATTGGTTAGCGCTCTCCCTTGACGTCGACTTTCTCAAAGTGCTTGCGCACTTGGCGGGAGTCAAAGGTGAACGATGCTGATTCGCCGTCAGGAGTGACGACAGTGGTGTGATAGATCTGGACAGTCTGTCCGTCGATAACCTGATCCTTCAGGCGGTTGACTTG